CTGCTTACAATATGGAAGCAATAGGTATGGAACTGTTTGCAGCGATGGGCGTGGAGGAACCACAAAGATATTTAAAACAATCACAACAACCATTTACTGCAGATCCTATATCTGAAAACATGGCGTCATTAAAGGGGGCACCTTTAAGACCTAGACCAGATCAAAATCATGATGCACATATTGTTACACATGGTATGTTCTTACAAAATCCTGCGTATAAAACTAATCCGCAAGTACAACAATTATTAGCTTCACATATTCAAGATCACTTAGCTCTTAAGTATCAACAAGAAATGGCACAGATGATTCAGAATCCACAAGCACAGCAAATGATTATGTCTGGACAACAGATGCCACCAGAAATGGAAAATCAAATTGCATTAATGGCTGCACAAGCAGCTGATAAAGTAAATCAGTTTGATGAAGAGAAACAAAAAATTATGGCTGGTGAAAACAAAACTCCAGCTGAAGAACAGTTAGATATACAAAGAAAAGATTTAGCTTTACGTGCACAAAAATTAATGCAAGATATGAAAGTACATGAAGATAAAATGGACTTAGAAGAAAGCAAATTAATGATTGATGATGAAAACAAAGATCAAGATCGTAAACTAAAAGAAGCACAGATGGGCATGGATGCAGCAGCAGATATGACATCTAATGTTGAAGGTATTATAAACGCTACAGTAAGGAGAGGTTAATGAAACAAGCGGCTAAAAATAAAATTAAAAAAGTTTCTAAGATGTTAAACAAAGCATCAAGAGCTCATGCTGGTCAATCTAAAGTATTGAAAGGACTATTGAAAAATGGCAAAGGCAAAAGCAAAAAGTAAATCAAAAGTTAACCAAGCTGGTAATTATACCAAGCCTGGATTAAGGAAGCGAATCTTTAATCGTATTAAAGCACAAGCTTCACACGGAACGGGCGCGGGACAATGGAGTGCTAGGAAGGCGCAAGCATTGGCCAAGGCCTATAAAAAAGCTGGAGGAGGATATAAGTAATGCCAGGATATGCAATGAAAGTGCCTGCTGCTAAAAAGAACAAGCCTAAAAAAGCTAAGAAACTTAAAGGTAAGCAGAGCAAAATAGACGCAAACAAGGATGGTAAAATCACTAAAAAAGATTTTATGATGCTTAAAAAGAAAAAGAAAAAATAGGAGTACTCATGGATAAGATAAAAAGTATTTGGAGTATGATTAAAGATAGTTCTAAGAAAGAAAAAATTCTAGGAGCAGCTGTAATTATACTTGCACTTATCATTATTTTTTAATGCATAAAGAAGAAATATTAGAGGCTCTTAGTAAAAAGTACGAGGCTCAGATAGCTGAGGCTAAGACTACGATAAATATTTATTTATCAAATCCTGTGGGTATTGGGGAACATCCCCAACACCTGGAGGAGATAGATAAACTTATGGGAAATATAGCTGATGCTGAAGATAAACTAGATGCAATCAGGAGACATTGGGATGGCTAAAAAGTTAGCTAAATCGCAAAAGAGTTTAAAAGACTGGGGTAAACAAAAATGGCGAACGAAGTCTGGGAAGAAATCAAGCGTTACTGGGGAAAGGTATCTACCAGAGAAAGCGATCAAAGCTCTGTCATCTGCGGAGTATGCGGCAACGACACGAGCAAAGCGAAAAGGAACAAAAAAGGGCAAACAGTTTGTGAAGCAACCGAAAGGGATTGCAAAGAAAGTAAGGAAGTATAGATAGTGGCTAAAGATCCTAGACTAAAACGTGCAGGAGTTACAGGTTTTAATAAACCAAAACGTACTCCTAATCACCCTAAGAAATCACATATTGTAGTTGCCAAAGAAGGTGACAAAGTTAAAACAATTAGGTATGGTCAGCAAGGTGCAAAGACAGCTGGTAAACCTAAAGCAGGAGAGTCTGATAGAATGAAAAAGAAAAGAAAATCATTTAAAGCTAGACATGCAAAAAATATTGCAAAAGGTAAAATGTCTGCGGCATATTGGGCTAATAGATCTAAGTGGTAAAAAGAAAAGATCCTAAAAAAGGAACAGGTAAAAAACCAAAAGGTTCAGGTCGTAGATTATATACTGATGAAAATCCAAAAGATACAGTTAGTATTAAATATGCAACACCAGCAGATGCAAGAGCTACAGTTGCCAAAGTAAAAAGAATCAATAAACCATATGCACGTAAGATTCAAATCTTGACTGTAGTGGAACAACGTGCTAAAGTAGCAGGCAAGACACAACAAGCTGCAATAGCAAAGAGAGGTAAAGAAGCATTAAAGAAAGCTCGTGGTAAAAAGTAATGTCATTTTTAGTTGCCAATGTACCACCTGTAAAAGTTTATGTTAAGAAACAATATTTATATGATCATCAAAAAGGACATGGAGAATACGTAGAAGGTGTTTGGGCTACTGTTAAGTCAATCCAGGGTAGAGCGCTCTACTTTGAAACGTATCTGCCAGAATATGCTGCTCTTTATGATAAGCTCCCTATCAGTGCTTTTGTTAATTCCCCTGATGTTAAAGATGATCTTCCATTAGAAGAACTAGAACTATGGGATGCTTTTAGCTATCACATCACAGTAATAGAAAAAACAACTGTGCCCCCTAGGGCTAAATATCTATCACCAGCAAAGCAATGGTATCAAGGTGAATATTTATTTACAATAGATAGTTGCCATGCAGATCACAATTTACCTAATATAAACTACTCACAAGTTCCTGCAGAACATAAATCTTTTAATATTATAGAATTAGATAATGGTCATTTTGCGGCACAACCTAATAATAGAACTTTATTTTATGATAAATCATTAACACCATCAGAACCAAAACAACCAGATTTTAAAGTATCTACTATAGAATATAATGTAGAATCTGTAAGTAAATGGACTGCGGGTGATGATACAAATTATTTTTACAAATTCCTTGAACAAAAATAAATAACGTGTTATAATAACACCGATCGCCATAATGGGATCACAACATAACGCTTAACGGAGGTTATATGAATATTATAAATTGGGAACCGTACAAACCATTTACAGTAGGGTTCGATTCAATATTAGATAGACTCATGGATATAAACACTGAGTCACCAAACTACCCACCATACAATATTAGAAAAGTTGATAGCTTAAATTACGTAGTCGAAATGGCTATAGCTGGTTTTGGCAAAGCTGATATTAATATTGAATATGCAGATAACACTATGACAGTTAAATCTATTAAGAAAGAAAAGACTGATGATAAAGATATTTTGCATAAAGGTATTTCGCAGAGATCATTTATTAGATCATTTGCATTAGCAGATGATATGGTAGTGAAAGATGCTAAGTTGGACAATGGTTTACTTTCAATAAATATTGAAAAGATTGTACCAGACGAAAAGAAACCTAAAACAGTAAGCATTAAATAAGGGTAGGGGCCTTGTGCCCCTCTCTAACAGGAGACAATATGGATGCAAGTGCATTAAAAGACAGGTTACTAAATGTATTAGATGAAGCAATATCTGCTAATAAAGATCAGATATCTGGTGTAGGAGCAGATGATTTTGCATCATATAAATATATGTTAGGTATATCTCATACCTTAGAAGATATGAAATCTAGGGTCACTGAGGAGTTTAGAAAACTATACAAGGAGGAAAATGTATGACGTTACCAAAACCATCAGGATATAGAATATTATTAAAGCCCAGAGAAATATCTGAAAAGACTAAAGGGGGCATAATATTAACTGACGAATCTAGAGACGCAGCTAAATTTTCATGCGTAGTATCACAAGTTATTGATATGGGATCTGATTGTTACCATGATAAAGAAACTAAATGGTGCAAAGTAGGGGACTGGGTTCTTACAGGAAAGTATGTAGGACTCAAAGTAAAACACGAAGGACAGGAGTATTCACTCATAAATGACGATGAAGTTGTGGCTGTAGTGTTAGATCCTACAAAAATATCCCACAAATAGACTTGCATATATCTGCCATTTAGTATACAATATTCGGAAAGCGAGATACGCGGATCGCAACCGAAGGAGGTCTAAATGGTAGACGAAAATAAAAAAGAAGATATACAGGAAGAACAAGAAGAAATAATTGTTGATCTTCCAGGAGAAGAATCTGAAGGTAAGGAAGAATCCAAACCTGAAGAGCAACCTGAACAGGAAGCTCCAGTCCCATCAGAAGAAGTTGTAGAAGAAGAACCTGAAGACGAGGAACCGTCTGAAGAGGAAGAAGATACAGAAAGCTCGGAAGATGAGGAGGAATCTAAAGATAAAAAACAATTTGGCAAGAGGGCTGAGAAAAGAATCAAACGTCTTGTTAAAGAGAAAAAAGAGTTAGAAGCACAACTCAAAGCAATGAAGGACCAAGAAGAAACTTGGACTTCTGAAAGAGAATCGCTTCAATCTCGTACTAAAGATTCCGAGTTGCAGGCTATTAATTCATACATAGAAAGATTAAAAGCCCAAGAGAAACAGTCTTTAACTGCACTCAAAACAGCAAAAGAAGCAGGAGATATTGACTCAGAAATTAAAGCACAAGATGCTTTAGCTTCAGTCAAAGCAGAAACTTTAATTGCACAGCAGTACAAAGTAAGGGCTGAGTCTGATACATCTAAAAAAGATAAACCAAAAAGTAAACCTAAAGTAGAAAATCAACCTACTCAGGATTATGCACCAGATCGTCAAGCTTTAAATTGGCAAAAACGAAATGAGTGGTTTGGAGGATCTTCTACTAAAGATCGTATCATGACCCAAGCAGCTATGGTTATTCATAAAGAATTAGTTGATGAAGGTATTGTACCATCAACTAGTCCAGATGAATACTATAACGAATTGGATTCTCGTATTCGAGGAGAGTTCCCAGAACGATTCAAGAATAAAGCAGCTAAAAAAGTTCCACCAGTTTTGAGCGGAACGCGCTCTGCTATCGGGAAAAACCAAGTTAAGTTATCTAAATCAGAAGTTGATATGGCTAACAGACTAGGAGTTTCTCTACAAGAATATGCGCGACAAAAAGTGCGCCAACAGGCGGGAGGTTAGAAATGACACAAGCAACAAAAAGCAGCCGTAAAAGTCGGGACTCGGCACCTCGAAGTAAACCTTGGGAACCTTTAAAAAGATTGGACATTCCCGAAGGAAAAAAAGATGAAGGTATGGAATATATCTGGGTAAGACACGAACTGTTAAATACACCAGATGATTCAAATGTTCATGAAAGATTGCGCGAAGGATACGTGCCAGTCACACCTGGTCT